GTCGGGCCCATGCCCTCGCTCGAGGTGAACGTACCGAGTGAGGTGCCGTTGCGATACAGGGTGAACGTCGAGCCCGATCTCTTGAGCCGAATGAGATCGCCCTCGGCCCACGGGATCGCCCCGAAATCTCGCAGCAGCGGCCAGCTTGAGCCGTTATAGGCGAATGCCTTGGTAACGCTCTTGGAGAACTCGAGGGCGACATACCTCGAGCTCGAGCCGAAGATGATCGCGGCGACTTGTTGGAGATCCATGATCGGCCCGATGAGTCCCTCGGCCTCGAGATCATCGCTGGCGAATTGGCGGGTAGTCCAATAATCGGCCGAGCCCGCCGAGCTGTTTTTCCGTAGGTACCGATACGGGGCGGTGCCAGCGATGAGGGCGCCCGAGCCCGTCCAATCGGTTGTTCCGATCGATGTTCGCTCGAAATCATCCACGAAATCCCACGACTCTACCGGGGGCGCCCCGGTCGGCCATATCTTCACATCGCCGACGTACACGGCCGAGGCGAGGGTGCCGCCGATGTAAACGGCCGAGACCTCATCGGGGCCGATGTAGATACTCATGAGACGAACGTGATGATCGTTGAGGCGGTGCCAGCGGCCGGGGCGGTAGTGCTCTTGCGGATAGTGAGCCCGCCGAGGGTAGTCGTCTTGATCGAGTTATCGCCAGCGGTCACGGTGCCGCGCGTGGCGATATCGTCGTCGGCGGCCGGGGCGGCGACCTTGGCTCGGCCGCTGGCGTCGCGTTGAATGATCCGGCCGGGCGTGGCCGCCGAGGTCGCATCGAGAGCGCTCGCATCGGCCACTTGGCCGAGAACTTGATCGACCTTGGTACCGAGAGCTCTCATCTGTGAGGCGCCGAGATAGATCGGGTCTCCATCCTCGGGCATCGGGATCGAGTAGCGGCTCGAGTAAACGGTCATCGCAGAACATCCTTAATCTCGGTTTTCGTCCGTTCAATGTGTCGGGCGTCGCTCCACGTGAGTGAGGTATCCCACCCATACCCGGGGTTAGTCGCGGGATCGCCCCACACTAGATCGCGCTCGGGGATCGGCGAGCCGACGTTGACGGGCGGCGGGATCGGTATCCCGAGGATCGGGAACCACCACGGGTAATCCGGTTGCGCGGTAGTCGTCTTGATCTGGCGGAGGCTCGCCCAACTCGCCGGGGTGATCGCGGGCCCGTTGTTGTGAATCCAATGAACGTGCAAGTCCACCGACCACCCGGCCACGGGATCGAATCGGGTGATGCCGCCGATCGGGGCGACGATCGGCGAGTAATCGGGCTCGTCGGCCATGAGCCAGAGATACGGCAGAGATCCGGCCAGGTATGCGGGGCGAGTGTTCGCCCATGTCTGCAAGATCCACCGGGCGAGGCGCTCGGTTATGAACTCATGACTAGCAGGGGTGGTAATCATCGGGTGCCTCGGGCGGCGCCCCTCTTCCCGAGCTCGGTCCCACACGTTATCGAGGGTGGGATCGATCGCGGCTCCATCATCGAGCCAGGAATCCCACGACATGACTCGCCGAGCATCACCCGGGCGAACATCCTCGATCACGGTTGTCCAATCGCCCCAATCCGTCGAGAAATCTTCCCACTTGCACTCGAGCCGATTGATATCGGTCTCGGGGTCGGCGACGATACGGGGCTCGGCGAGCAACCGACAACCACCGAGGGCGACGCCCGGGTAGGTGCGTCCATCGACAACGATATCGTTGGGCACCGGGAGAACGGCGCCGAGAGATGAGTCGAATGAGCCGAGATAGGTGGTCATCGGTTGAGAGAGTCGGATGAACTGGCGTATCACGTTTTCGTCGGGATCGTAGGCATAGGTGTCATTGCCCATTGACTCATAGAACTCGCCGAGCAGGGTGAGCGCCGACTTGCCGTGGACCTCCATCGGCTTAACGGTTGATTGAACATAACCCGGCCAGAAGAACACGTCATCGATCTCGGCGCCAGCCTCGAGGCCGATCGCCTTGATCTGGTTGGCGCGATGAATCATCGACGCCCTCGCCCACTCTTGATCGCCCGAGGTGCCGTTGCCGTAGTCGGCGGTGCGGTCGGCGAGCTCGAGGATGATGAGCCAGCCTCGGCGGCCGTCGCTGGCGACGATGTGCGAGGGCATCGCCTCGGCGGCCATGATCCGGCCACGAAACATGACCACGGGCCCGATGATCTCGGGCTCGGCGCCCGGGGCGTCGGCCGCGATTGACTCGCCGATCCACGTGATCTGAACTTTTCGGCCGAGCGCCTCGGCCTGGCGAATACGGCGAGACCACTCGCCCGATGTGTCGATGAGCTCGAGGCGAGCCGAGCTCGGCGAGACCGAGGATGACTGGTAATCATCGCGCCCCCACTGGATCTCGAGACCGGCGACGGCGACGGGCTCGGTATCAAGTGCATCGGCTTGACAGGCGACGGGGATGCCGTCGATCGTGATCGTCGGCCGAACGGTTACGGCCATAACGCGCCCCCTCGGTTGGATGTGCCAGCGGCCGTGATGAGCCCTCGGCGGCGGCCGTCGGTTGTGATCGCCTTACGGATAGCCTCGGCGACGGCTCGGGCATCGACCACGCCCGATCCATCGACCTTGATCTCGATCGAGTTATCGATCGTGACCGTACCCGAGCCCGAGCCCGTGAGGGCGGCCAGCGACGGCGGCGGCACCCGGGCGGCCGTGAGATCCGGGGCGGGTGCGCTCATCGCCAGCGACGGCGGCGCCATGAACTTGAGCATGGACTCAACCCCGGGCACTCCCATGAGATCGGGAGATCCGGCCGAGCTCATACTCGAGAACCATGAGGGGGGGCTCGGCCACTTGATCCGGCCGATCCACCCGATGAGGTTGGAGATCGCCCCGATGATGCCGTTAATCACCCCGGCGACGCCCGAGAATGCACTCTTTGCCACGTCTCCCGCCCGCTGTACGGCCGATCGAAACGTATCGCTCTTCTGGTACGCGATGACGAGCCCGGCCGCCAGGGCGACGAGTAGGGCGATCACGATCCCGATCGGGTTAGCGGTCAATGCCGCGTTGAGTATCCATTGAGCGGCGGCCATAGCATACGTGGCGCCGGTCGCGAGCATCATCGCGATCCGGGGCGCGACCCATGCAATCGCGGCTTGAGCGGCCGAGACCGCCCATGCGGCGCCAGCGGCGATCGCGCTCGCAGCGGCTTGAACCTGCATCGAGATCCATATCGCGGCCAGGGTCACCCGGGCACCGATCCACCCGATCGCGGCGCCAGCGGCCGAGACCGCCCATGCGGCGCCAGCGGCGATCGCGCTCGCAGCGGCTTGAACCTGCATCGAGATCCATATCGCGGCCAGGGTCACCCGGGCACCGATCCACGCGGCCGCCGTCGCGAGAGCCGAGGCGGCGGCCGAGGCGGTTTGCGCGATCCATGTCCTCACAGCGGTCGCGAGCATCGAGTTATGGATCGCGGACCATATCGCCGAGACCGCCCCGAATACCACGACCGTCGCCTGATACAGCTTGACGGCGCCGACGACTCCGAACATCGCCGCAGTGAAACCGGCGAGAGCGGCGCCGAGCTTGATGAATAGATCGGGGTTTTTCCCGACTTCCTCGGCGAACTCGCCCATCTTTTCCGTGATCTGGGTCACTATGGGGAGTAGTCCCTCGCCGAGTGCCGCCTTGGCATCTTCCCACTTGGCCGTGGCTCGCTCGGCTTGACCGGCCGCCGTATCGGCTTCACTGGCGAACATGCCGAGGGCATCGCCCGATTGTTCCGTGATGATCTCGAGCATCGCCTCGGTCTCGGCGAGCTTGAGCGCCTCGCCCTCGAGACCCTCCATGCCCTTTGAGGCGAGGCGGGCGTTAACGGCGGACTTGTTGAGGCTAATGCCGTACTTCTCGAGGGGGTCATACTCGCCCTTGAGCGCCGACGAGAGTGCCTCAACGGCGTCGGCCGCCGTGCCGCCGTAGGTCGCGGCCAGGTCGGCGCCGAGCCCGATGAGTTCATCTGTTTTCGGGACGAGGGCGTCATACTCCACCCCGAGGTTCTTGAGCTGTGATCCGATGAGGGCGGCCATATTCTGATATTGCGCGGCCGAGAGCCCGACGTTATCGGCCGCATCGCTGGCGAAACCCTTGATCGCGGCGGCTTGATCCTTGAATACAGCCTCAACGGCGCCCGTTGACTGCTGCATCTCGCTCGCCGCCGAGATCGACGCCCCGGCCAGAGCACCCCATGCGGCCGTGGCCGTGGCGCCCCACCCGGCGAGCTTGCTCGCCCCGCGATCGAGCTTATCGAGCTTTCCGGCGAAGTTGTCGAAACCGGCGATCGCCTTTTTCGCGTCGCTCACGATCCGAACTGACAGAATTGCCGTCTTGCTCATCGTCTCTTCTCCATTGCCTCGGCTTGATCCTCGAGTATCTCGATCGCGGTTGTCAGTACCTCATCCTCGGCCTCGAGGAATACCGACGGCGCCACGCCCCACGCTAACGCGACCTGCATCGCGATCCGGGCGGTTGAGCCTACTGGATAGGCTCGAGATCTTTTCCCTCATCATCGTCGGCCTCGAGCGCCTGGCCGTCGGCGTCGGTCATGTCGATATCAACACAATCGTTGTCGCGGAACTCTTCCCACGTGCCCGAGTACTTGCCGGTGCGCTTGAGGGCGGCCCATGCGAGGAACGTCATCCCGAGGAACGCGGCATCGGTGAACTTGGGCCAGCCGTGCTTGGAGGCGGTCATATCCCACCGAACACGATCGGGGTTGCGAATCTCCTCGGTTACCCGAGTGTCATCGTTTAGCGTCACTGTGACGAATTGACTCATCTTAGATCCCCTTGATCTTTCCGATTGTTTTGTCGAGATAGTCAGTGTATAGGCGTATCCACGTCGGCTCGGTTGATTGAGCCGAGTAGGACAGAAACGGATTAGCCGTGATGTTGCGTCTCGGCCAGCCCCAGTGAATCGCGTTGGCGTAGGGCACGCCCGAGGCCGAGCGCCGGTTGTTACCCGCTCGCACGATACCGGCCGTTTTCGTGCCGCTCGAGCGCACCGAGGCGGCGAGGCGGCCGGATGATCGCGGCGCCCACTGTTGCGCCCGGGTGGACGCGATCGAGGCGGCGGCCGCGTTGACCGACTTGAGCTCGGCGAGATCATCGCCAGCGGCCCGCAGGGTTGAGCGGAGGTTCCGCATCCCCTCAATCTGCACGCCGCTGTACGACATGATCTAACCCTCGGTCGGCCAGGCGAGATCGGGCTCGCCGACGAATGCCCACGACACATCGGACGTGTTGCGGACCTTGACATCTCCACCGATCGAGATCGGGTCGATGATGACCGATCCGGTCACCTCGGCGCCAGCGGCCGAGTTGGGCACGAACACGACCGGCATGGTCAAGCCTCGGTTCTCCCATGACCACGCGACGATCCCGGTCTCGGCGAGATCCTGCACGAGCGTCGCCTCGAGAGTGGCCGAGTAAGACGACTCGCCGATGAGGTTATCCCCGCAGAGAGTCGGGGTGGGATCTTCTCGCTCGGGCTCCATCGAGACCGTGACCGACGTGACCTGGCATGAGAAATCCATGAGGGTGCCGGTCTCGCCGAACTCGAGGCGGCCGGGGCCGAGAACTGTGCTGTTTACGGGCATGATCTAGTCTCCTATGACTTGCACTGTGAGGCGGTAGGCGGGTAGGGGCGCCCCGCCCGA